TGGCACCAATAAGCTTCCTGTATGCCACCTGAGAGATTGCAGTCATCATTCGAGACTAGGGCTTGCAATTCACAAGTAAAAACACATAGGAACAAGGCATCCAGAGGACGTGTACCCGCTGATAATCCAGTTAGTGCCATAGCCAACATAGCCGTCGGATAGTCAGCCGTCAAAAAGCCACAAAATGTGACTAGTGCTAGGACTATTTTAATTAGTTGCATTTGCTTCAATTAAAGGATGAATAATGCAGTCGGGTTTTACGTTTACTCGGTATACGCTTGAGCACCAGTTATGAAACGCAGATCAGCAACGCCTGTAGCGAACATAGCCTGAGAGCTGATGTAGATTTTGCCCTGATCCTTGATGTCCATGCTTTTTTGGATCGTAACCGCGATCGGATCGTCCAGTGATGGAATATCGCCGAAATTGCCACCAAGGTTGATGTTGCGGCCCAATGTCAGGTAGGCGAAATGGTATTGCCCAGTCATGTACTGAGTATATTCATTTGCCTGAGCTTGTGGTATGAGTGGTACATTGTCTACGTAGTATACGTAGATGGTGCTACCCTTCCAAGCAAATTCCTTACGAGTAAGGCGCGGGTTAACACAGGTGATATTGATGCATTGCTCTCGGTATTGCTTAGCAGCCCGGTTGAGCATGCTAGGCGAGCAAACGATCATAGGGCTGGGTACAATGCCATTAATCATGGTACCACCTAAGCCGCCTTCATCCAGAGCATTTTGTAGCGGGCCTTTCGCTGCTTCCTGCAACATATCCTTTACATCCACGATGTCACCTACGAAAGTGTTACCATCGAACATAGCGGCTGTGAAGAAATTGGGGATGTTCACATGGGAGTTACTGGGTTGAGCTCCTACAGTGCGCAGAAGTTCCAGCCAGCCTTTACATGTGCTGCTGGTGCGCACGATGAGGTCTTTAAGCTCATTGGTCACGCCGGCTTTCCAGGTAATATCGTTGAAATTGAACAATTGCCCAACAGCTAACAAATTACGAGCGGCCATCGTGTAGTTAGTGGTAAGCACGGTGTACATTTGGTTGATGATGGCGATACCAGCCGCATCGAGCTTGCGTTGGCCATTATTCCAAGTCCATAGTACCTTCAAACAGTCATTCAGCAATTCGTCATCACACAAGCCCTCATTGAGCTTTGCGTAACACGGTGAGATTTCGGTGCGATCCATACGGAGCGAGCCGGTTTCATCCCAACTACAGCTGGTATCAGGTTGCCACACAAAAGGGTGAGCATACATGCTGTGTAGCACGTATTTCAGCATCTTGTTGAACGGCATCCAATTGAATATGCCGAAAGTTGCTTGGTAAAAATCCGAGTTGTCCCTGATCTCCTGGGCCATGAACATATTGAGCTCCCCTGTAGGAATCTCGATTGTGTTACGTGCACGAGTATAAAAGGGAGCGATACGCAATGGTTGCATTTGATTGAAGTATTAATGCCAGAAAAATATTAAGCATTAACGCGTACGCGTTCGCCGAATGCTTTTTCTGTAACGGTTAAGTAATGATTGTTGTCGCCACCATCGCCGCTTCCCTCGCTATTAGCGCTTTCCAGCACTCTCTTCGAGAGATTGGCTTGTGCTTCCTGTGAAGCAGCTAGCTGAGTTTCGAGAGCTGTCATGCGCTCCAGCAAGGCAGTATTGTCAACTACGGCCGGTTTCGTTTTCAAAGCTGCCTCAAGACGTGTAGTCATATCAGCTAGGCGTTCTTCCATCGGAGCCGTAGCAGTAGCCACAGCTGCGTTAACGCTCTCTTCGAGGCTAGCCATGCCCTCAAGCGCAGTAACAGCTTGTGCCATACCTTCATCGGTGCCTGGTACATTAATGCCCAGCACACGCAATAACTGGTTGCTGAACCTCTGTTGTAAAGTCATATCGTTTGTATTTAGGTTATTAAAGTCATCCTCGTCGAATGAATCGTCTTCGTTACGAGCGGCTAGTGCTGGAGAACTCGCACTAGAGCCGAGTAACATCGAGGTTATTTTAGTTACATCGCTATAACCATCAGCTAGCTCCATTGCCATTGCTGTATCTCCTATATATAATCGGCCCTTTAGTGTATCAAGGCTTACTTTAGGGCGACTAGCTTTTACTTTCTGATGGAACACAGAAGCTAGGGCTGTAAGACGCTTTTCGTATAAATCCGTCTTACCATCGACTATTAATTGCCTGAATTCCTCATTTTTCTCTTGCGAATTACTAGCATAAACATCTAGCACATTCTCACGATATAACTTAAGCATTTCTTTATCCAAAGAAGCCATTGCGCCGATAGAACCTAGGCTAGAGAACTCGCTTTGCATGAAGACTTTAGTAGCTGCGCTAGCCGTAAGGTAGGCAGCTGATGCAGCTAGATGCACTAATGCATATACAGGTTTAGTAAGATTTTTGACAGTTTCGTGCATCAAAGCTCCGGCCAGGGCTTCGCCACCACCTGAATTAATTTCGATCAGGTGCCCTGCTACTTCTGGCATAGCATCAGCATTGCGCAAAAACGAGGATAAAGTCTTAGCTCCAAATGTATAGGAGCCGTCTTCCATGCGCATTACACCACTTAATGACAGATGGCTAATTAATGAATTAGCTACTTCGGACTTACCATCAGAACGCGCTCCAGCCATATTGACAATAACTGGTCGCACGGCTTCACGAATAGTTGAAAACCCTAGATCGGCATACGTTGCTCCTTTTTCTAGCAAATCAAGCTGTGCTAGATAAGCATTAAGCTGCTGTAGGCCCCATACGGGTTCTATTAGCCATTCAGCTGAAAGTAATAGCGCGTCTATCTGTCTGTTAGTAATCATAAGTATGTATTATCGATCATAGTACAATGATAGACAATATACCTGATAAATCCAATAGACGCGATATAATCTAGGGCTATTAGTAGCTCACAATTCATGCAGCTTCAATAATACTTTAATTTTAGCCGTACTAATGCCCACATACTCCGATATGCGTCTATGTGACCAATTCTTTCTACGATAATGTAGTATAACAGGATGTGCTAGGTAATCAGCCTGCATATCCTGAAAGAATAAATAAGTCTTTTCTGGTATATCTTCGAGTCGGTTAACTCTTATACCAGTTAACACAAAATAAGCCTCAAGGTATAAGGCTACTAGCTTTGCGGGTTCCATACTATTTAATTTAATGAGTTAATCCACCATTGCATCCATGCTATATATGTAGCATTATCCAAGCAACTAGCGCAGCTGGCTACTCCAGTAGCTTGCAGAAATCGCTTAGCTTCTACGTGCTCTTCATTAAGCCATAATTGTAACAATTGCTCAGCTTGCTCAATAGTCAGCATGCTAAAATTATAAGTTTTCATATAAAAGCATTTTTAGTTACTGTAGGGCACCCATCGCCGAATGTCACCTCGCGTTTAAATTCATAGGGATAAAAAGCGTAGGGATTAGTACGGCTATCGTCCAATACTTGTAGTATGCTAGAACACCCAGAACCTCCTATATAAATAAGCTTTATAGCTCTTTCAACGATACCAGCTGGCGTAGTACGCACAACATGTACTATAATTGTACCTTCGCCTGCTACTATACCTGTGCTGAAATCTACGCTAGTAACAACATCAGCAAACATAGTTATCAAAGCGCCGGTGTTGTCCAGTAAGTGCACTGAGCCTAATATATCACCACAGCCCGAGGCATTTGTAATAGTTATGATACCACCAGTGCAGCTATATGTGAAGTCCATGAATTCGCGCACTTCACAACCACATAATGGTGCTGTATACTCTAGCCATATGCTATCGCCGACTTTACGATAATATAGCTTATCAGTCAAGCTAGGTGAAGTTATACCAGCTGTCGGATACGCTAATATGCAATTGGTATCACGTGTAAGCTCGAAATTGGGTTCATTATCACAATTATATACAGGATCGCATATCGCATATAACTCGTTCTGTGGCCTAAAAGTAGCATCCGCTTTAGTGCCTGAATATTTATCCAAGCTAAGTAACCGCGCTACCATGTATGTATTGCTAACCTTGATATTGAAGAACCGTCGCATATCGGTCATATCAAAATCAATTGGATTTTGCAACAACTGAATATCAAACTCTTCGTTACTAGCTAATTCTGCGAGAAAGCTACGCCAGAATGTACGTGATAAATCCTGAGCATTAAAATCATACGCAACATTCTGTAAAGCTACTGTAGCTGTCGGGCTAGAACCCAGAGCTTGAGTATTATACATAAAAGCGTACGGTATATTAGTTTCTATACCGGATTTGAATTTCCATTGCGCTACTATATCATTGCCGAAGCTATCTTTACCCCTATACTGCGGTGTTAGCCCGTAAGCTGTCAGCAAGCGCGGTTTTATCTTATTAGCTACTTTGAAATCCGCGCTATCCCAACACGCTGGTATCACTACAGAAGTATCTATAGTAGGTGCAAGTATATTAGTGTGCTGTAAATCTGTAGCTTGGATATTCTCAGTAGCTTCAAAGAACGGATTATTATTATACTCAGTGTCCTCTTCGTATCTAGTACCGAAATCAAGCCTACGAGCTTTGACTGGATTATCATTGTCGAAACCGCGCGATTTCACATATTCATCATCTGGATTACTGTAGCCTAACGAATAGTAGCGTTTATCTACTATACGTCTGTATGTGAATTTGTAGGATGTGCAATCATAAGCTGCATCTACAGTTTGTGATTTGTAGAAAGCCTCCGGCCTTTGCCCGTCGAATAGCTCAGTAGCGTCTGACTGGTATAACCATACTGTTCTGGTAAATTCATCAGATACCAATTTACCTTGTACCGCGTGGACTACGCCTTGTACAAATTTTTCGAACTCTAGCGAACAATCAAGCCAAGCTCGCAATAATACCAACATACCAGCTTGTAATTTCACGCTTACTGGATTAGCTTTCACAAATCCATTACTTATGCGATATATACCAAGCCCTGAACCACCACTAGTGAAAAATACTGTTGTAGTGAAAGCTACACGCCAATTAGGGTTTATATCCAGCTCAGGCGTAGTCCAACGGAATTTACGCACATCGTTAGTTGATATAAACTGCGGTGAGTTTATGGAGCCTACTAAAGCTCCAGGAAATGGTATAGTTGGGTCAAACACTAACATGGTAGCCTGAATTATAACAGTATCTCCGTAATCTCTGGTGTCGAGATCGAATTCTATATCAAAAGAATATTTTCCAGACAAGCCACGTAAATAATAATAATTGAAGCCACCGTCTACTCTTATATCACCCGCTGTATTAGCTATATAAAAGCCAGCATCCGTACCTAACACGCTAGTATCAAGAAATTGTAGCTCGTCGGTGGGAGCTACCCATACTGGATTACCTGGCAAGCTTGGTGGATAGCCTGCTCCTACATTTAAGTAACTCTCAGTCTGGTACGCGGCTACTTTAAAACTTTCTAACGAATTATTGCCGGATAGGTCGACTAGTAAATAAGCTATCAAGCTACGCCCATACTCAGTCTCCAGTATAGGCGATCTGAATTTATAGCCTAGCTTACAAAAACCACGTTGCAATAATGCAAGTATATGTACAAATGGCCTGAAATCAGCTTCCGTAGCTGTACCCATCGACTGTAATAAATCATCATCGTAAATAGCGGGTATTGACCAATTACCATAATGTATTAATGGATAGTAGTAACCAGCATCACCATCATTGTATATAGCATTATTAGCCCAGTTATTGCGCAGATTAGCTTCAGTTAGTAGAAAATTAGGGAAGTCTATCTGGCACAGCTTTAGTTTCTTTATGGATATAGCCCAGAAGTCTTCGGGCATTACTAACTCGGCTTCAAAACCACGACGTGTTTTATTATACACACGCAGAAATATTTGAGGCAATAGTATACCATCATCCCAAGCTTGTACATAAAAGCCTTTGGTTCCTAAGCCCTTTTCAGCGCCTATTGCATTAGTTATAGCCCATGTATTCTTTTCAGTATGCACCAGAAAGAAACCTAACACACCTTCCGATGAAATACGCTCTAGCGATACCTGATCTACTTTTTTGCTACGTTCGAACTTAGGACAGAAATCCAAGCTCAAACTACCATTAGCATCCAGAAAATGCTCAGGAGTGTTTTCTGGTGTATTAAGCAATATTATTCTGTTCATCGATCAAAGCGTATATTAATGAAATAAGCGGTGTCGCGCTGATAGACCACGGTCTCGCCTGGTCGTAGATAGACATCTTTAAATCCTCCATTCTCATAAATCAAATATCTATCTGAGGCTAGAAACCTATACCAGCTAGCTCGAAACTCAGGAAAATTCCTACCTCTCATTGAAAGGATAAAATTTTCAGTTATTTCTTTGCGGGCTATTTTATTTTTGCATGCATCACAATCAGCTGCTATTTCCAGCAACTCGTGACCGTCCTGAATAGCCATTTGATCATACTCGTCAAGCACGAATTGTTTCCAGCCATTATCCAGATACCATACCGGCACGCATCTGCAATCCAAATCTTTGTAACGTACTACTAAACCTAGCGTTGGGTATATTGTAGTAGTGCCTAAGCCATCTACGACATTAGCTCCAACAAAAACATGCCAATAACATGCATCAGTAGGTATGGCTATTGGGTAAGCTAGCGGTATCTGATATACACCGTCACCGCTCCATATAGCCGTAGTAGTTATAGTAGTCCTAACTCCTAGCTCATTATAGAAATCATACGCTATAACTAGATTATTCACACTATAGCCATATTCCTCCAGCGGTAATATTAACCAACGTGATTCTATGGAACCAGGGCATATAGTAATCTCACGTTGCGGTACTAACCAAGGCCATTCACCAACTACGCCGCCGTTATTAGCATTATCACCAAATATTAAATTAAAAACATTAGTTACATTAAATATACCGAAATCGGAACCACAAGCTACACCACGCTGTGAATCTCCATAGCGCACAAAGCCTGCTCTAGTAATATCGTAGTCGATAGCCGCTAGACCGTTAGTCACTATAGGAGCAGGCATTAACGGGTATTTGTATTCAAAGCACTGCCGTATAGATACGCCGTTAGAATATATTACCGGCACATTACTCATAGGCCCGTAAGGTTTATTATCTACAAATAGCTGGTAGTGCATACGATAACCTATCGGGGCATTCGGATTAGAGCCAGGATTTTGAGCTAGTACAGGCGGGAAGCTAAGTCCAGAAAAATCAAAAGTCCAGCTTGACTGAAATTCTTTTGTATAAGCCTCTAATAGTACTTGCCCTCCACCAATACTGGTAGCTATAGCACGTTGGAAAAATTCTGGTCTGGCATTTAACGCGGCAGCTAGATTTATAGCATTTGTACTACCTAGCGCTTGTGTGAGATCACACAATGGCCCGACTACTAATTTTACTCCAGCTACTGTTAGCATCTCATTGAGTACATTAGGCTCAGCATCATCGAATGTAATAAGTGCATAAGCTACTGTAGCTAGAAACTCGTTATCAAAGCATAATTTAGGGCATCCAGCCACATACTTAGGCGGTTGAGCTACTAGGTTCATCCTGTTATCAATTTTAGCCGTGCAAGACGCTCTTGAGCCGTGACTGCATCTTCTATGCCATCAACTATGCCGTCATGTGCAGCTGTTTGTAATCTATCGGCTATTATATTAGCCATTAATTCTATTTGATCAGTGGTGAATAACGCTACGCTAGTAGTGCCTCTATCAGAATAAGACGACGGTGTACCGCCAGCGGGTAATACAAAGCCTCCAGTTGCGTAAGCTCTATAAGGCGCTCTGTCGCCCAGCCGTAAGCGCTCAGCAGCTCTAGCTAGAGCTGAACCTTCTGGCGTCATTAATACTCGCTTCGGCATTACATATTCATCCTCGTGTACCACACCGACAGGACGATGGCCCGAGCTATCAGCTTTACCTTCGCCCTTTCCAGTATAACCACCTCCAGCAAATCCTTTGTTGCGTATATTGTTTACCTGTGTTTTATACTCTAAACTTAATGCTCCGATACGTATAGCTCTGTAAATAGCATCAAATGGTTGCACCAGCGATGATGGAGCTATAAGTATATTTATGATACCCTGAGCATAAGCTATAGCAGCTGCCGCTATCTCGTATTTCTTGCGTTGTTCGAATTCTTTCTTACGTAACTCCTCATTCTTCTTAGCTTTCTCTTCCTCAAGCCGTGTGATCTCTTCTTTGTTACCACGAGCTTTTTCGATCTGCCTATCGTAGTAAGCATCTGACTCTAAGCGCTGGCGTTCAAATACTGAGCCTATATAATCGGATATAGCTGTAGCTGATTCTTTAGCTACATCCAACCACATATTTACCTCTTCTAGTTCAGCTATCGTTTCCTCGCTAAACCCATTAGAGCTACGTCGTGCTTTACGCTCGTTTTCGTGGGCTTCTTGTAGCTGAGCTATAGTATCTAAATGCTGTATAGTCAGCTCTTGCTCCTCTTCTAGCGATCCTTTAAAGTTTTTCAACTTTTCTTGGATCAGGAAAGCTTCTAAAGCTAGTTCTATTACAATTCTTTGAGCATTATATAACTCCTCGTCCCTAGTTTTAATCCCTATTATACGCTTATTAGCATTTATACGAGCTTCCGATTCACGACGTATTGCATTCGGGTCTAGTGCACCGAGATCAGCGCGTTTCGCTGCTAGATCATTCTCTATTTTTAAGTACTCGTCTGAGCCTTCTTGAAATAAGCGCTTGCGATTCTCTAGTAGCTGTATATCAGCAGTCAGATTTATAGCTTTCAGCTCTATCTGTAGCTCTTTCTCTACTTTTATGCGCTCATTAGCTGAACGAATAGCTAGCTGGCGCTGTTGTTCGACTACATTATTATCCGGCTCCAGGTCTGTTTCTAACACGGCTGTGAAATCAGCATTAGCCGCAGCTCTCTGTAGTCGTTTTATAGCGTTCTCTGCTTCGGTTAGTTGTTGTTGAGCTTTTGTGAGATCAGGTATTATTTGACCTACTTTGTCGGAATCAGCTTTGTTTAACTCTTCTTGTAAGCGTTTTACTAACTTAGTATAAGTCTCAATCGAGGTGCTTACTTCACCTAAACTGGAAGCACGCGCATCTAACAAAGCTTTCCATTCCTTTTCAGCTTTTGTTACCTGATCGGTAAGTGTAAAGTAGTTCTTTAGTTGTTCTGCATAAGGTTTACCTGCAAGTATATTATCCTGAATTTCGCCTTCAAGCCGACTTAACTCAGCTCGCATTTTCTCCAAACCCTGAGCTGCCGAGTCGGTATAGTCAAAAGCACTGAATGTACGATTAGATTTACGTCTAGTACGATCCAAGTCGAATTTATCCTGTGTTATATTTGTACCGGGTTTACCTAGTGCTTTATTTATTATGTCAGTAGCTGCAGCAGTCCCTCTTTGAAGTTTAGTTAAGTCTACTTTGAATATTTTATCCATAAAGCTTTCGCCCTGACCGGTAACCGAGCCTAGACCTAAGCTTTTTAGATTAGCTTCATTAGCTTTAAGATAAGCAGCTGTAGCTTCGCGCTGTCTTCTAGCTTCCTCAGCTTGAAGTGTAGCCGCTTTGCGTATTTCATCTTCACGTATAGCTTGGCGCTTTTCTGACTCCCGTCTTACTATCTCAGTATGTTCAGCTTCAGTTCTACCGGCTATCGTTGTGTAATTATTACCTACCGATTCTATAGTCTGGCTAAAATTCTCTGATTCGAAACCAGCCTTAAACGCTTTACCTAAGTTCTTACCCAAATTACCTATGTTCTTAAAGAACTCGATAGGATTTGTGATGAATTGCCCGATAGTTTTAGCCAATTCTAGTACCACTGCAGTCACCCCACGAATGCCCTTAGAAAAATTGCTTGTGCCATTAGCTGCCAGTAATAATCCTGATATTAGCGCACCTATAGCTGTAATTACAATACCAATCGGATTGGCATTCATAGCTATATTAAGCAAAGTCTGAGCAAAAGCAGCTAAACGCAATGCTGCATTAGATTTTAACAATGCTGCTATATAATTAGGTATAGCTGATATAGCGGCTACAATTAATTGTCTATTCTGTATGGTAATAGCCAGGGTTAAAGCACCCAAGAATGGCAATAACTTGGTTATAGTGGAACCTATACTAGCCAGTAATTGCTCAGCAGGCCCCAAATATTGAATCCAACTAGCAAACCCACCGACTAAATCAGCTACAGCCCGTATCATTGCTGATAAAGGCTTTTCAACTAACAAACCTAGCGTGATACCCAATGTTTCAGTAGCTCCTTGTAGCTGATCCACTGAACCCTTTAGGTCTAAACGCATCTTATCGGCAGCAGCTTTGGAAGCTCCTTCGACATTATAAAGTTCAGCAATTAATTTTTCTACCTCCCCACGCTGTTCCGCTAGTGTTAATGCTACAACCGAAGCATCTTTTCCGAATATAGCGTTAGCCGTTGATAGCTTATTCTCAGATGCTAGAATGGTATCAAATGCCTCGCCTAGTGATTTACCGCTATTCGCAGTTTCGATAAAGATATTCCGCAATGACGTACCAGCTGTAGAAGCGTCGATGGAGTTGTCTGCTAGAATACCCAAAAGACCAGCAGTAGTTTGTAGATCGACTCCAACAGCCGCAGCTGCCGGGCCTACAATGGAGATACCTGTTTCGAACTTTTTCAAGTCCAGAGCAGTTCTATTGAATACACCAGCTAATATATCTCCAACAGCTGCTGCCCTGCTCGTTTCAATAGCGAAGATATTAAGTACAGAACCCACTAAACTAGCCGTCTGAGCTAAATCCTCACCTGCAAGAGTAGCTACATCGGTAGTGGCTGAAAGTACATCATTAATTTCAGTGGCTGTGAAACCCAATTTAGCATATTCGATAGCTAATTGAGCAATTTCCTGTGTAGTAAATTCAGAATTGGCGCCGACTCGCAGAATTTCTTCACGAACTTTAGCCATATCCTCAGCCGTAGCTCCAGAAACTGCGCTAATAGTGGATAATTGGCGACTAAACTTAACAGTATTTTCAAAAGCTGTACTCATAGCCTGAGCTACAAGCTGAATAGCCGTTATAAAGCCACCAGTAGCTATACCGAAAGTAAGTAAATCAGCTAATTCTCCAAGACCTTTGCGATAATTACCTATATTTCGTTGATAAAGTCCTATACGTTTATCAATATCAGTAAGCTCATTAGATATTCTACCTATCTTTTGTTCGAGTTCTTTACCTTTAGCTGCTTTGAGTTCAGCTTCAGTAAGATTTTTATAGTCGTCGCGTAATTGTTCGAGTTGAGCGCTTAATTGTCGATAGTAACCACCGGCTCCTAATTTATTTATCTCTAAGCGAAAGCTTTTTGCAACACCTTCTAGTGCTAGTAGGTCTTTACTCTGTTTAACGAAACCCGGATCAGTGGATTTCATCAGCTTTAGCTCTTCACGAACTTGCTTTAACGACTTACGAATGTCCTCTGTTGTGTCTAGCACAACGGTACCACCCGCCAGTTGCATTGTTAATCCTAGTACTCTAGTAGCCATGTGAGCTATGTTATAGCTCAAAGATAGGAATTAATCCCGAACATTCCAAATTTAGGGAGATAATATAAATATAAGGGGATAATATGGAAAGGGAAAAATAATCGATTAGGCTCGATATTAGAGGGATTAGGCTCGATTTTAATGATCGATTCCCAATCCCTCATAAATTAAATGGGTCAAGGATAACCCATTAGCGGCATGGCCAGATAGATAATAAAGCAGTCGCTCCAGATACTCGAATATCACTTAAATAAGTTAGCTCGCCGAATCGAGCTACGCTCAAGTAATAACTACCTTCATCGCTAGCTGCATGTAGCCGTTCTTTTTCGAGTGCTGTCAATTGCAATGTAGCTTGCTGCACATTGCCTGATATATGCAAATATTCCACAGTATAGCACTGTCTTTGTGCTGACTGTGTAGGCTCAGAGCAAGCTACTAAGAATAGCAGTAAAATAAGAAGCACAGGTTTCATACGTTTATTTTGAGGATGATAAAATCAGTATGTCCGATGATAGTACATTTGTGCCCGGCCATTAGTACTCCTAGCAGTAATTTTCTAGCCGATGGTGGTATCATACCTCTAACATCCAGCATGGGAAACATAACACCAGTGCTCGCTTGTATTTGGTAAACTCCCTCACCTAGACGATATACATACCAAGTGGAAATCGGCTTGCCAATAACAAACATCTGACCTATCCTATGTGGCCAATAAGTCACCAAGTCTAGTATGTATTCTTCGTGAGCTTTCGAGGCCAGATTTAGGCTTTTCACATGTTGCTTAGCTGATTCACTACCATGTGCATGATATGTGGCGAATACATCAAATATAAACTTGTCACTAAGGTCGCGAGCTACTTGTGTACTACAAGCCAATAATTTGTCGATGTCTTGCATTAGTGAGTGCATTTTGAGCGACATGTTGTACAACATGTACATGAATAAATTACCATAGCATTCTTAGGTGTTTTCGCACAAGCTCTAACGCCTCCTGGGCACGAACATTTCTCTTCGGTAGCTGTAGTAGTTTGTTTTGTTGCCACCTTAGTTTTCACTACGGTTTCCGCTTTGGTTTTCTTCGTTCCGAACATGATTAAAGTTTTAAGCGTGAGTTAACTCGTTTTCCACATATTTCTCTACATGATTCGCAACAGTCGCATAAGTCCATCACGAAATCATCAGTTACTCGTATACATGGTTGCAATTCACCTGGGCATTTGCAATCGCTAAAATCCGGTATAGGCTCAGCTGTAGCAGCAGTTCGTTTATTGCGTAACTCCCTTAGCGCAGCTTCGAGATCAGCTATTCTAGTTTTTAGCTTTTCGGTGTCTATCTCAATTTTCATCGTAAGGGTTTATAATGACTATTTGCCGATCCTTTATAGCCTGGTTCTCTTCCATTTCACGTTCTGTCAGATGCCCTAGCTCAAGTTCTACTGGACACACATAGCCGAGGTCATCATAGGCAGCTACTTGCGTGTAGCCATCGGCTTGTAGTTGCTGTAGCATTTCGATCAATTTGTCGATGTCGTGTGTTACTCTCATTGTTTAGGTTTTACGCACAATAACTTTACATCCTCGGTCTCGCCGTAATATCCTTCAACTCTGGACATGCCAGAGTTAGTGTAACCTTGTTCGATCAGCCATGTAAGCAATTTAGCATATGTAGCCAAATCAGCATCCGAGCCATCGAATAGGTTTATGAGTGATACCTCGGTGTAAGCTTTAGACTTTGTCGACCATGTCTCAGCCCTAAGCCCGCATTCAAGTTCTACGAAATCAGCCATGTTTGTGATGGTTTATGCAATCCTGCTCGTTATCAAATACTAATTCTCTGCCTTTCAAGTCCAGTTCTATTTTCATCAAGCCAGCCATCGCTACGAATTCGTTTTCATGGCCTTTAAGTAACATGTGCCCTGCACATTGTTTCCTATCGCCCTTTGTTTTATGGCACGGAAATGTAGTGGCATCGAGTATCTCGGTCATTCGGTTCTCGCCTAACCAGCCTTTCAGTGTGTCTTTTCTGAAAGGGCAGTCAACGCAAGGAGTGTGCATGTATGGTAGTTTCATCGTTTAATTTTATCGAGTGACCAAGTTGTACCGATTTCACTCAATATACGCTGACGTAAGCTCTCTGTGATACCATGACCATCGAAGTAATGGAAATCGCTAACTACGAAGGCGAATGATTTCACGAATACTTCGTTATGTACTACCAACGTACCTATGTCGGATGTGGTAGTGATATACATTGAGCCCTCGTAGCGGGCCGGCCATTCATCCAAAGTTACTTGTATAATGTGTACTGTGATGATGCCCACCTTAATAGTATAGAGTGGTATACGTCGTTCGATCATAGCATTTTTATTAAAAGGTAAATCCATTGCTTACGACCTTTGGTGGTTTTTACTCGGTATTTCATTGTAATAAATTTAGCACTTTGTTAACGAATGGTGTTTCAACTGGTTGCCCGAGCATGGTCAATTTAGCAGGTCCTTCGCTCACTGTTAATGTGAAATAATGTACTCCATTAGTATAACTCCATTCATGGTTGTGGTGCTTCACCCATTTGCGTAATAATAGGCTCATGAGCCTGCGATAGCGATCGGTATAGACTTCGGGCAAAGTCAGCTCAAACCATATCATACGACTGGGCTTCGAGGCTTCGCCTACTAATGGGTGCTCAAAAGAATAGATGAAGCGGAAGCGTTCTGATGGAATATGATTAACTGCTTTTTCCATAAAAGCATCGAAAGCTGAAATATTACTCATTGTCCCAAATGATTATTGTGTCAGGTAATGTTTTGTCAGGGTTGTCGTGCTGGTGCTCTGCGTCGACTTCCATTTCCATCAGTTTCACGTTGATTAGCTCATAGTCGCATGAAGGATACGGTTTGTAGGCATAGACATCGGTGTAGCCTGCTTTTTGCAAGTCCTGTAGCTGAGCAATCAGGTTATCGATACCTGTACTTTTAGGTAGTTGAACTTCTCCAAGATGTGCGCGTAGCGCTTCGATGTCTTTTTGCAGTTTTCGTACCAAAGAGCCAATTGCTTCTTCATGGCTATTGAGATTGAAGATGTCTAGCTCGTAGTTAACACGGAATTTGAAAATTTTGAGCATTTCGCCCTGATTCGGAATTTCCGTATAAGCTCCAGCTAAGCCGTCGTTGAAGTCAAGGTTTTGTGGTTTGAACATGGTCAGTGATTTAATAAGTAATTCAATCCTGCGGTAGTTAATAAGGAACCAGTCCCGTCAACGAATCCTAAAACTTTTAGCAGCTTAAGTCGTCTAGGCCCTGGCCCGTATAATAAAGTCACTTGTTGTTTTAATGACTTTATAACCAGTTCTTCCAATGGCATTGGTGTAGCGCAGGCTTTATAGGCTTCCTCAATCTCAGGTGTAATGTGTAGCATGATAGTAAATTTATTGATGAAGCCACTCCGCTATAGAAGCCCGTGTATGCAAATAAGATGGCCGCTATAGGAGGGCTAAAAATTGTGCGTGTGCATGAATCACCAGCAGGGACAAAAAAGGGCGAGAGTCCCTAAGCACTCCCGTCCAATTAATCAAGACTTTTGGGTCGAAGAAAGTCCAACCCAAAAGTCCTATTTATTAGTTCTGGTGTACATGGCCACCTGGGCTCATTGCCTTAGCATCTTCTTGAGCCTTGAAGAACTCCGTCCGGGCCTGGTTGAATTGTTCGACCTGCTCTTCGGTAGCCTGAGCCAGGAACAAATTCAGGTTCTTCCAGTAGGGCTTCTTGTTGAAAGCCTCATACCGAATCCAGAACCCATTGGTCTGGATTTTGAAGCCCAGGACTTTCCCGACTCCCATCGTGTTCACGTTATTCGGGTTGAGCTCGAAGGAAATCATGTCGCCCCTTTTCATCGAGCCGAATTTGTTCTCATACGTGATCACCTCATCGTTGGCTGGATTCGTCCATTGTAGGGGGAAATTTACAGTCGAAAGGTCATGGAAGAGCTCAGACTTGAATGGTGGGTGGTTGTAGGAGCGTCTGATTGGAGCCTTGGGAGTAGCCTCGGTCATTTCTTTGACGATGGCGTCTACCATTGGGTTTTCTTGAGCGATCTCAAGGTTGGTTGAAGTTTCAACGATTGCTTCTGCGTTTTTGATTGACTTTTTCATCTTGATTGTTTTTGATGATGATTTGATAAATCAAAGATAAGGAGGATTTTTGAAGATTCCAAATTTTATCGGAAATTTTTTTTATTTTTTTTTCCGGTTGATTTGGAGTGGATCGTTTTCCCTTTCCTTCCTTCGATGATTCAAAGATAGAAATAATGATTTAGATTTCCTAATAAAATCGGATAAATTTTTTATCTTTTTTCAATTTATTTTCTAATCGATTGGTTTTCAATGAAATAAAATAAAAATTAATTTTTCCGAACATCCTTAGAAAAGATCAATCCTTTTCCCCTATCTTTATCCTATTATATAGAAGGGATAAATAGTCTCGTGGTCGATCTTATTTCCCCTGTGGTCGAGACTTATTTTCCCTTTCCAAGATCGGGAAAAACATAAAACAATTTGTTTAAATAGTTAGATGTTTAAACATAAAACAATTTGTTGAATTTGGTACTTTCAAACATTTCTGAAAGTTCAGTCATCTCAAACTTTTCAGAACATAGCTTTTCAACAAGTCCAGCCCTACTCACCAGCCTATCTCACTCAGTTCATCCGTAGTTATAGTAGAAGTATAGTAGTAGCCAGCCTTTCTGCCACCTTCAATGGACAAAACCCTATAGCCTTATCGACCATAGGGTTTCGCTACAGGTTTCGCTGGTAGTTCTTTGCTACAGGCTTAAGCTCATTCGAAGGTCATCAGTGAGTGAAGCTAGTAGCTCTCCGAACAATACCGTATCTGCCCATTCAGCATAAAGCTCTGGGTCTTCGTTAGCGCAGTACATTCTGGACATGAATTCCAATGTCCCGTGCCCCTTGAGCTCTAGCTCATCGTCCTGGCAAGCTTCTAAGCCCTGGATTATGAGACTACTGAGCTTGAGCACAGTGGAATTCATACCTAATGTTACTCCTTTGAGCGCGAAACCCTTACCACCTAGCTTATTGAATTCAGCTAGTAGTATGTCATCAGTAAGTTGGTCGACTTCTAGCTCGATCGTTATGATTTTAGTTGCCATGATGTTTTGTTGTTAGTCTGGTTCTTTAGCCAGTTCTTTGATTTCTTTTGAAATTTCAGCGTCATCCTCACACTCCTGTCTACAAGTAGGACAACATTTGCAGGTCCTGCCGTTGAGAGGGCAGGTCTTAGCCTTGCCCTCTTCATTCTCTTCACAGTTTACACATAAAGCCATTAGCCTAATCGTTTAGTCGTGATCTGGTATAGGGTATTACCCAAGTCCTTGACGCTAGTTACTGTGTACTCATATATACCCCAATCCAATGTATCCCCTACTTTGGGCTCCCTAGCATAACGAAGCCGATAAGCTGGGCAATCATCGGGATAAGCGAACACTAAGTTGTGAGCTACATTGGGGTAGATGACTCTCATATGATATTGCTCATCTAGCTCAATTGCTTCAAATATCACTACCGAATAAGCTTTATCGGAAGGTCGCTCTAAGTACACATCAACGTAATCAGTCTCGGTTCTAGTCTGATCGTCGCTTTCTTGTAGCCAAAGTAGCTGGCCTATCGTCGGGAGCTTATCGATAGTCATCCATTGCTCGATTTCGATGTCATCGGAGTCCCCGAAGCTGATGCAAAATAACACTTTTTTCATTTCTTTTTGATTTGATGATTCTCAAAGATAAGAATAATTTCCGAATATATCAAGAAAAATAGAAAATATTCTGAAATAAAAATGGGCTACCCAGTTGGATAGCCCGACAATCATCATCAATTAATCAAAAAGTTGAAATATAGCTTCGTCTAGCGCCTCATAAGCCGTAGGTTCATCGTCTTCAGTAGCTCCGTCTAGCCATGAACGCGCAGCTGTGTGTTGTTCTACAATCTCCAGAGCCATTTTGGCTAGGTCTACAGTTACTAAATGGGCTTTAATCGCTTCCTTTATCTGGTTGATCAAGTAAAGCTCCCTAGTTTCCATCTGCTTATCGGTACTCAATCGTTGTAACTCATACTCACGGCTATTGTCTATAGCCTTCAGTAGTAGCTGATTAAAATTGGGTATAGCTGCCCGAGCATCGTCAAAGAGTGCCTTAGCTTTCGCTACTAGCTCGTCGATTTGTTCTTGCTTTAGGCGGGATGTGTCTACGTTGATATTCATGCTCTTAAGTGTTGGCAATTTGGGCAATCATTGGTTCCAGCATCGAATTCAAATCCACAGGATTCGCACGGCTCTAGGTAGTCACTATTCCAGCCATCGCGCGGGTCTTCATTCATAGCTACATGTCGTGCTTCATCCTCCATCATTTCACGATAGACAAGGGCTTCTTCATCATTAGCAGTAGCCTGGTCGAACATAGCCTCGTTATGAGCTTTCGCTAGTAGCTGTTCATCGTCATCTTCCAGCTCGAATTCGTAACCATTTACATCCACGTTATATGGATGATGCTGTAGCACTTGGCTGATAGCGCTCCGTAGTAACTCTTGGAGCATATAGGGCGAGTCCTCTAGGAATTCAGCTGCATCGATTTCAAGTACGAATCTCATTGTAGTAGCTTTAGGTTATCCTCTGAAAATATAGCCTGACTGTAAGCCTGTAGTAGCTCCATAGAGCCCATCGCTGGAGGCCCTTCCGCTTTATCAAGCCATTCTTTAATGTCGAATTCCTGATCGTAGGCTGCGTAGGCTTTATCATCCATACAAAATGTGGTATCCAGTAGCTTCTCCAGCTTATCGGCACGATCTTCGTCGTAGTTCTCGAAAATCTCCTGAATGTCGCTTATGATACCTGGAGCCATTACTTTGAGTAAGGCTACCTTAACTTGGTTGGGAATATTCTCGACATCGAATTTGTGTACGAGTTCTTCCATAAGTTGATCAAAATTCTTCATTTCTTTCTGATTTGATGATGAATCAAAGATAAAAAGAATTTCCGAATATTCCAAGATTAGTTGAAATATTCGGAAATTCTTTTAGAGTAGCCAGTATCGATCAGTCTTATCAGCAGTCCCAGCCTTTAGCTCTTGGATATAAGTGGGTAAGCCGATGATGCAGTCTCCAAGTACGAATTCATAGGAGTCGATTAAAGCTTGTAGGAAGTCGATGTCGTACATCCAAGCTTCCCATCCTTCGAGTTCCTGATCCTCATAGAAGTGTTCAAGAGTAGTAGCGATCTTTGAAGTTTCCTGAAATTCAATCCTATTATGATATAGGAGAAAGATCAGTGTAGCTACCTGTGATGTCTTAGTTAAGCTGTTGAAATCCATTTTCTTTGATTTTTGATGATGATTTCCAAAGATAATGAGAAATTCTGAATATTCCTATAATAAGGAGAAATAAAAATAGAGCCCAACCCACGAAGCCAGGCCCTTCCTAATTGTAACCTTATATTTTATACCAAAGCCTTTTGGCATATTCCTCTGTAATGATAGTTTCGTTGGTTATATAGAGCTGTTTATGGTTGATATGCTTAAGTACAGCATCTATTCCCTTGTAGCAATAATCGCTATCTAATGTACTAATTACCCAATCTCCAGCAATAAAACGAAGTTGACAAGAATTAGCTTCGGTCTTCTCGACTCCTTTATCTAGTAGCTCGCGGAACTCTTTATTCTTGTGGTAAAAATTGGGATTATCCTCAAGCTCTACATCCACAGCAATGTCCATAGTCAAGGCTTGTATGTGTGGTTGCTCCAGCATCGACCAGATCGCATCAGTAACTTGGCTACTGACTTCGCCTTGGTTAGCACCTAGTTGCTCTTCGAGCGTAATTATAATCTTCATGCTGTCAGTTTTTCAACGCTCCAAGCAAGCCCGGCAGCTTTACGAGTAGCCCATTGACTAGCCGCTACTTCGCTTATGAAAGTCTTCGCGAGTGTTTGAAATCGAGTGGTCATGCCACCTATAGTGACATAGTTATCGCCTACTTTGAGTACATAGTATTCCATTGGAATTGGTTGAGGTGTGAATAAATCAAGGCCTTTAGCAGTTAGCTTAAGCCCATTCATGGTGCCATCTACAAAGCCCTCGGCCATGGCTTGTTCCATCAGACGATGCTCGTCTTCATCACATGAAACGAAGCTATCGACATCGATATATAGCTTTGTAGGTGAAAAATAGCGTGCTAAGAACTCTTTCATGACAAAGCATTTCGCCATCGACCCTCAAGACAAGCTTCGATGTCAGTTATATGATTAAGCGGATACTCAGAACCATAGCTATGCGGTATTTCAGCATCAAGTACAGCTATCAGCGTATCGCCCCTCATGCCTACGTCTATGCGCCTTCCACTGATAGCTTGTATTGCTATCAAGCAATCTGAGTCCCAGCATCGCGCAGGTACGAACTCCATAGGCTCGTGTGGGATGTAAAGCCCGTTAGCTAGAGTGAATAAATTTACTCTAAAGCCCTCGGCTATGAGCAAGGATTTGAGTGCAAGTAAGGTGCTGGTCATATTTTCTCTTTATCCCATCGGGGAGAAATCCTCATTTTCGACGAAATGACTGGACTTTTTCCGATTATTTTTTGAAAAACTTGGTCATCACGGACTTCCCGGTCGTTTTAGACATCCAAACTTCCTCAGTAGTCTCTAAACAACGAACCAGAACTCCCTCGTCAGTCACCACGGAGCCGGTTTCGGGGTCTACTGAGTCCATTGTTTCCTCGAAAGCTTCGAATGTGTAGCCCATTTGCTTAGCATGAGCCATGAAAAAGATGTCGTTGATCAGAAATCGCTGGATAGTGAAGCTGGTAGCTACCGTAGCAAAGTGCTTAATAGACTCTTCGCGCATTTGTAAAGCCCTTTTCAGAATTTCCAGTTTGAGTTTCTCGGCTACTGGATCAAATGTTAGAGCTTTAGAAAGCTGGGAATTCCAAGCATTAAGCTTGTTGCTGGTTTCTTCGATTAACTCTTGCTTGTGATGGCTCATTTTCCTTTGATTTTGATGATCTCCAAAGATAAAAATAATTTCCGAATAATCAAAGAAAAGATGAATAAAAATTTCCTTTCCATATCTTCTATCATGCCCAGGGTAGAAGTTTAAGCCTGGTCGAACCTAGATAGAGCCTGATTGAAAATAAATTCCTTTCAATCCTTGGATTATTCAGATAATTATTATAATTTTCGGAAAATCGAATTATGGGAAATTTAAGGAATAAATTGCAATTAACCTTAGCTCAAGTAGCAGCTCTCTGTGGAATGAAAATTTCAGCCCTACAAGCTCGTGAGAAAGGTTTCGAAGAGGGTAGCTTGAGCATTAAGAACGCCGAAGCAGTCATTGAGGCTTTGGGCTACCGAATGGAAATCTGGGCAGTGAAAGACGGAGAGCGGGAGCGGATTCGTTAAACAAAGGCCTGTAGCTTTAAGGGCTATGGGCTTTTGCTATGCTTTATAGGGAGTTTATATTTTTCTGCTCAGCAATCAGCACTCCCAGTTTCTCCGAGTTTTCTAGCCCTCCTACCTCTTCTACCCTCCCAGCCACTTCGCTACTTTCTACCCAGTGTGAGTACCTTTATCCAATTGCTTGACAATACCTCCTATGCTTATATCATGTTCACTAAAGTCATGTAAAGGCTCTTCTAGTCGGGTAATAGTAACAAACTCTCGGTCTTTCAAGTATAGCTCAAAAGCCTTTAGATAAATACCCCAGAATTGGAAAGGATGGCTTATGGCGAACTTCTTGTAGCCTTCTGGTATCTTGGCTTCTACACAATACATATTAACCTCGTATTTCGAGGCTTTAAGCACACCGAATTGTACACGCTCTGGGTATTCTTCGCCGATGTCGGCACGTTGTAGCGCTAGTGGTAGTCCGTAGCCTCTAGGGCCATTGGATAGCATGGCTACCCAGCCTTCGTTATGGATTATTAGTATAGAATGTGTCAGCATTGCTTATGATTAATGGAATTCCGTAATGTTTGTGTAGTTCAAGGATTGTAGCATATTCCCCTGTGTATTCTCCCCAACCTTCGGGTACGATACCTTCGTGGATGTAAAACATCCTAGTATATAGCATTATTTTGCTACTTGTGATTATCGTCGCTATGAGCTTGTTTGGATGATACTGCGCAGGTATATTTACGCTTAGGGCTTGTGCAAGACTGCACTGTATAGTAAATGGGATATGCGCAGAGTCCGGGTTGGTTAAGTGAGGGTATTGGGGATTGATTCCATATAATTTCCCATCGAAACGAATAAGGAGCTGGATTTGAGTAACTACTTTGGGGAAATCTCTGAATGAGCCTTTATAGTTACCATAGCTGGAATAGCTTGGGAATGGTAGCTCATGGTCATTGATATGTTCGTCGATATTTTCCATAGTGTGTAGCTTAACGATAGTATTCATTGAAATGTATCAAGAAATCTTCTTTAGCCTCTTCCGGTGTCAGTATTAAGCCTCTGATGTCTCTAGTAAGTAGCTTATGTTCATAGTCTGGGTTACGTAGTACTAGAGCTTCGTATTCATGAACTAGTACTAAAGCATCGATCATCTTTACATGGTTTTCGACAGTGAAGCCGAATTTAGCTTCTATAGCCTCCTGCAAGCGAGCCTCTATTGCTTGATAATCGGGTAGTCTCTTCTTTATGGGACTAGGTATATCTAACAAATAAGCTTCACTCGCATCGTGTAGAAGTGCAGCTAACTGGTGTCCTTCTTGAGCCTGCCTGCAGCAAACTATTGAATGTTGAGCTACTGAATAAAAGTGTCTCAAATGACCCCCAAATCGGCATTGGTGGCTTAGCGCATGCGCGATGTCTTCGATGTCGATTAGTTCGGGGTCTGGTTCGAATACATTTATGTATTTGCCAGTGAAAGTACGAATGCAATCTTGGGTGTATAGATTCTCCATTATTCCCTGTTTAATAGATTAGCTAATAATTGCATAGCTCGCCCAGTTGTAGCTGCTCTTGAGCCTAGATCGTATAATGCCATAGGTATTAGCTCTGGTTCCTTGAATGGTGCTTTAACAAATTCCAACTCTACTAGCTTACGGCTACCGTCAGGATATACTATCTCAATGAACTTATCGTCTACCCGTTCGATCTTAGGGCACTGTCTAAGATTATCTAGTAGCTCTTCCAATTCAGCATCACTTTTAAAAGTACATTCTGCCATTTTGCTTGATTTTAGTGTAAGGGAGCCTATGTTCTGACTCCCTTACAGGATTTAGCCCTGAGTTTCGCCTTCGGTGTCGTCTTCGGTGTCGTCTTCGGTTGGTTCTTCTGGAACGGCTGGAGGTTCTGGCACTACACGGGAAAGCTCACCAAGCAGGTTTACCTGATTAGTAAGAATATCCAATGCCTGACCTTCCTGCAAGGCTGAGAGACCGCCTTCAGCTACAGCGTTACGCAGAGTAGTGATTTCAGCTTTTTGGGCTTCGATCAAAGCATTCTGACGTTCGATGTCGGCTTTGAGGTTCTCGTAATAAGCGGACTGCGCCTCAATAAGGGCTTGGAACTTCGCTTGATTGTCCATGATAGTATTTAGTTTGGTATTAATGATTCGAAATTGGTCAGCTGTTAGGCCGTTTACAGTTATGAGTGGCATATTAGTAGCTTTTAGTAAGTGCATATAAATAACTGCGTGACATGAAGCCACTAGTCACGCTCATAGCCGTTACTTCTTGAGTATTTGCAAGTATGCGATTATCGAAAGTGCGCATTACGATTACATCTATGTCATCCACGTGTAATAGGGAAAAGAATTCCCATGTACTAGCTTCGACTCTAGCTTGTAGCGCACTATTCATAGCATTGCTCAATTCTGAATATGGCGTATTATCTGGTAGTATCACATGTGGAGCTGAAAGACCATTCTCAGTTTCGTGAAGTAGTATTTTTCTATTGCGCCTGTCCCCCGATATAATGAAATACATAGCCGTCAAGCATGGCGCTTTGAATAGGCTATAGGCATAAGAGCTTAAATCAAAATACTCAGCAGCATTATAGCGAGTGGTTAGGAAGTCTTTTAGGCTATAAACATCGTTACGGTTAGTTTCTAAGAAGCTAGGGTCTATGTAATAAGACACATTGTCCATCGAATGACCATGAGCATAACCACCCTGGCGTAGACAATGTACCATCAGGCCCGCTTTCTTGAATTCCATACATGGATAAGATCGCTTGACCTGTATAGCCTTTTCTTGCAGAAGCTCTTCGAGGTCAATCTTGTAGCCGATTATGAAAGGCCGATCGTATGTAGCTATGACTAGATTATGCATTTTTCCTACGTTTTAGTAGCTCCTGATAAGCTTCAGTACTTATGTAATTAGCCTCGTCTACCCAAGCCTTAGCTATCGAACGTTGTTCCCTTTCGAGTATTTCGACTATTTCGGATATATCCAAAGCCCACTTGAAACTGGCATCGGGCATATCCTCATAATATTCGTAAGGAATAGCCATAGCTCCAGGTAACGCAGTAGCTTCCGTGGTAGCATAAGCAACATGATAATGGCTGGTTGACCATAAGTCTTCGACAGGAGGGCGTATAGCCAGCAGTTGCCAATGTAATTGAGCTAATGTGAAGCTAGCCTTCGCCATTTCATTGAAAGTTGGTTTTGATAGCTCGTGCGTATAATTGCCTATAAGTGGCATGAAGTTATCAGCTCCAGGCCACATAAATATCGACTTGAGCTCTTTGTTGAAGATAAATCCAGCTAGGTGCCTTGGTGGGAATATATGGCTCACGAAATCATCAATAGATGAATAAATACGCATCCTTGAGCTTAGCCTGGAAGCTAGCATAGCCGCCTCAGGTGTAGCCGACTCCGGCAACATGATAGCAGCTTCTATGCCTAAGAAATAGAACTCATCTTTATTAGTGACATGCAGGAATTCGAATGCAGTGCCTATAAAAGCACGTTGAGGATAGAACCTAGCTGTAGCTGTTAGCTTCTTAGCTATTTTATTAACTATGAGCTTGAAGTTCCGAGTGGAACTAATAATGTAATAGTTTTTTATCATAAATCCCTGATTTTCTTCAAGATAAGGATATTTTTGGATAATTCCAAATAATCCAATGAATTTTTATATAGCCACATTCTTATACGGTAGTTTATCTCTGTCACTGCATTCCACAACTAATTTAGCAAAATGCTTATTAGTATAGTCAGTTATACGCATGATACTAGAACAAGCATATATCAAACCCGGTTCGAAAGTACGAAATAGCTGAAACGAGCAATAACCCTCAAGCATAGGTAAGTTAAGTTCTAATGGTTTAACATTCTCCCATTCGATCTTTTGTTCGAATAACTTCTCTGTCGTTTCTTTAAACCGTTTAGCTAGGTATACATCCTTTCGCATATCTACTAAACAAGGCCACAGGCTATCGGCGAATTCGAATAAACCTATTCTAGTACCTGTGTCGTTGTAGATTAAACCTATAGCGTATGGTGTTGTTTTCATAGTTTAATTAGTTTAGTATAACCATATTCCGATTTCGCCATAACGGTTACAAAATATACCCCAGCTGATAAATCGGATATATCTATAGTCCGTGCAGCAGTTAAGCTCTTCACTACTCGCCCTGCTGTATCGTATATACATACTAAACCTTCTATAGGTAAATTGAATCGATCCCTAGCAGGATTTGGATAGCCTACCAGCTTTAGCTTAGGCAACTCCGTACTACTAGTTTTAACCCCATTAGCTAAGTCAAGCAATTCGTCACCTAACTTATATTCAGTGAAGGTAAAGTACACTAACATCATTTCGTCCGAGCTACTAGCACCGTCACGAATATTACGATTGGTGTAGTTATCGTATGTAGCTTCAGCTTGTAATACATCCCCAACATTAGCTATTAAAGGCGTAGGTAATTCATAACCCAATTGCCAATGGAAATTCCAGTTGTTGATCCTGATAATTCTAGTAGTATCTTTAGCAGTGTTAAGTTTCCACACTTTAACACTCTTGCCCACAGAATGCATGTGGGGCATGACCGAAATCATAGTTAACTTTTTAACTATACTCGATTCCGCACTAAAAATAGTAGTTTTATTAGCTGGTATAAACAAACCAGTAGCGAAATGGTTTAGCAATGGCTCCGTTTTCAGTTCGCGTAATTTGCTTGAGCTTAATCTAGCTAAGAAACTAGTTTGATCTTTTTGTCCCATTGAACCCGGTGCATAATGCACCTGTATAATTATTGTAGCTGCTTTTGCTAGAAATTGCCCCATACCCTTCGGGTAAATGGTAGGATCAGACCCAGGAACCCAAGCGCCTATTTGCTTTGCACTAGCTGAACCTACTCCCCAGTAGCTTGTGTAACCCAGCTCTTTATCTAAAGCATCTAGCTTATAGGGGATATTAGAAGTATCAGCATATACCAATATATGATGCACTATGTTTTTGTTTCCCGGAATACATTTGAAGCTAGTTATAAATTGATCTAATGATAATCCAGTAGGCAACGGGAAGCATCGATAGACATCGCCATTATTAGGCACTGTATATTCTGGTATAGCTATTTCTAAGTCATGGGGCCAGAATTCATTAGTATAGACTGGTGGTATAGGTGTATCTTGTGGCCTACCGTAGGGAGCTGAACTACGTACCCATTCCTCTATTAAGTGAATTTCGTCGGCAGTCATCAAACGCTCATTCTGAAAGTGAGAGTAGCTTGGGTCAGCTGGCCAGGGCGGCATACGCAAATTCTTCGTAGAATAGGCTATACTATAGCGGTTAACGTATGTTTCTTCGTATGTTACCAGCGAGAATGGTGCTATGCCATTATCATTATGGCAGGAAGTACAGTGCCGATATAAGATAGGAGCAATGTCTAGCGTCCATACTGGAGTGTGGCACTGCGCTTGCAGTGCCACTAATAAGATAAATAGAGTTCTCATAGATATTGCTTAAACTCCTCTGGAATATCCAAAGCTTGCACTGTAAAGCGAAACCCTGGTGTAGTACGGGCTTTACCGGCTAAATCTTCCAGTAGCTCACGCGCCTCGGAGTCGTCACTAGTAGCGAATTTCTTATTCTCGCTAGTAGTTATGTACAAGTGCTTTTTAGTCGGTAGTTTCACTAGTTGCTGGAATTGTGGGTCATCTATATTAACTTTGAGCACGTAATTCACTCCTTTGCCGGCCTCATCATAAAATAGCACGGAAATAGTGTTATCCGGTAACATACGCACATGACATGGTTGGGAGGCGTACTTCTGTGTTATCTCCAGCCATTGCTCATCTGTGAACGATCTGGTGAGATAGCGGCGTTTGGCGCCTTCGTGAGTAAAATAGCCTTGTTTACGCATTAGCTCGGGCTTATAGCCCTCTAGCCATGTGCGAAAATGCGAGAAAGTAGAATAAACAGCAGCCATTAGTTAGTTGAGTTATAGTAGATGAATATTAAATACAAAAATAGTACTGTATAGTAGCTCCAATCAAGCAAGCTAGGAGTAGAGTCCGGTACGTATAAACTCCCTGATTTTCTTCCATTGACGATAGCTGAGCATATAGCTCCTAGCAGCGAGAGCTCGTAGCTCATTCTCGACCTCAAAGCCGTCAGTAATTGCCGCAGGTAACCCTGGTAATGAGCTAGCCCGTTCAGCTTCGGTTTCAGCGAATCCATGTTCTATAAGTTTTACAGTGCTTAAAGTGCTGGGATAATCCAGAAAAAAGCAATAGCCTTTTGAGAGTAATGTGCGATTTGGTATAAGCTTACCTGGAGCTATTCGTTGTCCTAATTGCTTAGCATCTATGCAGACATCGATATATTTAACAAGTATTTGCTCCAATGCTAATGTTGTCTGTATAGGCTTAACCAAAGGGCTCTTGCTTATGGTTATGATCATATCTAGCAAGCTAACACCAGAGCAATCAGAGTCTACATAGTAGTAGCCAGGTTCATTAACTATTTCGGTAGGGCAATCGCAATACATTATGTGCATATTGCGAATGTGATTTACTTCCAGCCCGTACTTCTTTTTGAGTGCATCACATTGCTCTGTACTTGCTATATAGTATAGCTTGTAGGAAAGAAGCTCGTCGAGATCAAAGAAAGGCTCCAAGTGATCAGGCAATTCGCTATCTGGCATTAACCGTGTCCATTCATCCAAATAGAAATGGCTACACGAATTAGCCAGGCTAGCTTCGAATACTAATATGCTATTAGTACCAAATAACGTAGCCTCCCTATCGTTGTGGCGTCCATCATGCACGAAACAAATCTTAGGATTGTCTTTCAGCCATTCACGATAAAAATCAGGCACAGGGTAATAAATTCTATTCATCAGTTTGAGTTTGTCCACAATTATAAATTCCTTTCTTTCCGCATTTCTTGCATGTAACGTCGGCTTCCATCATTATCGAGTAAGGCCCATCTAAATGGGATGTATTGGTATACTCGGGTTCGCATATAATCCCATAACAGGGATTAAGCCATAGCTGTAAACGGTGTTTTATAGTTTTATACCAGCGCTTATACCATTTCGCTCGAGGTGTTTTCAAGCTACTGAAGTCAATATTCACGGCCACCGATTTCGAATAACTTGAAAGCCTCCAGCGACGGGTCTCGGTGTAGTATTAGGTTATACTCAGCGCAACGTAATGTATTTTTAAGTTTTTGGATGTGAGTCTGCGTACGGCTATCATAGTGTATACGAGCATCTCCGATGGTACTATGAGCATACTTAGTTCTAGCCGTACCATTACACCATTTTACCTCGTGAGCATTTATATCAGCTACCCAATAACCTTTTGGTGTTACCTTAACGATGCGCAGGATAAATAGAGCTGGGCGTGATTCCACTCGTTTCACCTTCCCTAGTTCTTCATCTATGGGTAAGTTACGAGTAGAATACCAGATACCGTCCTTACCCAATAAGGCCGGCGCTACTTGGAAACGATAAGCTACACCTAAGTGGGTGGTGCCAAAATCAGCTAGTAGTTGCTTTTTCATAAGTTCGTTTTAGTGGGCCATGTAGGATTTGAACCTACGACCACCTGATTATGAGTCAGACGCTCTAACCACTGAGCTAATGGCCCTAGAGGTGGGAAAGCCCACCCAAAAACTATTTAGAATGCCTCTTTAGTAGTGTATAATGGCGTCGGGTGTCGGGCCTAATATAGCATTTGTTTTAACTATAATAGCCTGAAATTCTGAGTAGTCGATAATACTACCTAATTCCTCACTTAAGGCATCAGGTAAAAGTAACGCGTTATTCATTACAAAAGCCTCTCTATGGCTCAAACCTCGCTCAGACAGATATTTATACACCTTTATGCTAGCATCGACTTCGGAAATATCCGTCTTTATAGCATAGTATATACGTAAAGCAGTACCGTATAGGGTACGTATTCCGATCTCTCCCTCGCAGAATGTAAAGAAAGAACCCCAAGGCATTACCTTAGGCCTCCACTCTAAGAATGGCCCAGCGATAATATCGTACAATTCGCTAGGACAGTCTTCATTGCCATGTGAAAAATCTACAAACTTGATATTCCCTGACTTTACGAGGAATGATCTAGCGACGTATACATCACGTTCTGTGCCTACTACATGTATTCTTAAATTCATCAGAAATGCCATTTTGGGTGTTTCCAAGTACTTTCGCTAAGAGCATTAGCTACTGATGACCAAGTATCGTTAGTTAGCGGGTATACTCCATAGTCCTCGTCGTCGATCTCCACACGTAGCCCCTTTATATCACCTATAACCTTTACTACTGAACCTCCTATTAAGCATTTAGCTCCGTAATCAGTTAGCTGTAAGCTAGGGTATAAAGCCCTAGTGAATAACTCGGTTCTTTCAATTAGCTGTCCAGCCATCTTGTAACTCGGTCATAAATGAAGGAAACTCCCAAGCTACGCTTGGCTGATCTAACCCGCTCACCATAGCACTTATCGGAGCTAGGTAAAGCGAATGGAACTCGTAGTAAGTGTCGTCACAATCGGCTATTCTCAGAGCATAGGGGAATTCGCGTATATCCGACATCTTATCGCCTAGGCGCTTAAAGAAACGCCCTAGTATTGTAGCCTGCTCGTAAGTGCTTAATTTATGGAAAATTGCAAGCACTTCTGGGTTGCTTAACTCCTTCTTGCGCTTGCTATAAGGCAGATCAATTTGAGTAAGATGTTGCATATAGCTATGAGCCATTGCACACTTCATTTGGAATTTACTATTATACCAATCCAGCCCATTGCTCACAGTAACTCCTGGTTGCATGATGATGGATAATTCCCCATAATGAAGTCCGGGCTTATCGCGGAAGCCATACCAACTGCCTTTATCGATAGCTTCAAAATCGACTCGTACATACGTGCAATCATCGACCCTTAGTAAGCCGTCCGGCGCTTCTAAAATCAGCTTGGCGTAATCCTTTCTTTTCATATCAATGAATTTTATCAAAGATATTAATATTATTTGAAAATTCCAATAATATTAAGGATAAATAAAAAATTTCTTTATGCGATCTTTAGCGAAAACAGTAGCTTCCATCTTTTCGAAGTCCACCAGACCCGTAGTATGGTTATAGCTATTGTTCAAGCTATAGCCTATATAGCTGGTGTCCCTACCCTTTATGCAACGAGTAGCATGCACTGCGAATAGTTGTTCCTGAACCTCCGATAGCTTATATAAAGCGATGCCACGATCCAGTTGCACTTCACTAGCTGGCGTAGGGTCTTGATAAGAACACCCAGCTAATAGCACTAAAAACAATAGGTTAATCTTTTTCATCGCCGTCGATTTTATTGATTAGTAAATTAATTCTGCCAACTACCCAGGCTATAAATAAAATAACCCACACTAAGCCACCCATTATCGCCATCTTTATGAGATCGCTTGGTAACCAGTCCATGCCATATAAGCCGTTCACTACTTTACGCCTTTTAATACTTCTTATAAAGCTACCGTATAGCTCGTAGTCGGTGTCGTAGCCCAAACTGGCTTTACCTGATTTTAGCCTAAGTAACTGCAATATAGCCAATATCAATGTAGGTATAGCTCCCAAAACATAAAATAGTAGATATGCATTCATCGTATAGGTTTTAGCTGTTCAATGAATGCTAGAGCATCGAAATCATCCATTACGTATAGCTTAGCATACGGTTCCAGCTGTGCAGTACGCGTATCGTATACCCAGGGATTATAGCATTTAATAATAGCTAAGCCCTCTAACGCCGGTTCCATACCACGCTCGTCCTTATAGAACTTAGAGAAATTAACCCAGAATGCACCTAATTCAGCTACATTCAACGTAGCCAAACGCGTAGAATCTACCGCACTTATAGTAGCCGATGGCAATGTGCCCTTGATTGCTTCGGCTTCCCAATCAGCACCGAATAGCAGCATAAAAAGCTGTAATATTATCACGTTACACATTTAGTTGTTGTGTTATGTACGCGTCGATGTTATCGAAAATAATCTTCGTCACATCATCAAGTACTCTAGTATTTATAATAGTACGTCCTATAAAGTCCGTACGATGACCATTACTCGAAAAAGCAAATGAGCCAGGAGTAGGCGAATCATAAAACGCCATACTCTTAGCTATTTTGAAAGCACTTTCAAGCGAACCGAATCTTTTCTTTAGTCCTTCGATCAATTCAGAAAAAGCCCCGCGATTAGCTCCGAATGGTACTCTATCAGCCTTTACGCCCTTATCGATTATAAGGCCATATTCTTCCATGTATATTTTCGCTACTAGCGTGTCACCCTCGGTAGCTACAACCACCTTCATATCAGCTAACTTACCGCTAAAATAGTGCCCTTGAGCTTTAAGCTCTACTACCAGCTCTTGCTTTAGCTTTGTACCAGCCTCTAATAATGTGAAACCCTTCATACAAAAATATCAAGATGAATAATACAAGCAATAAAGGTGTAAGCACCACGAAGCTATATCTAGTGAATATAGCTATCGGTGACATAGCTCCAAAAACTATGCTGAGTAGCTCGCTCCATTCGTGCAACACAAATAAGAAGCATATGGCTGAGAAGTGGACTTTATTCATTAATCAGCTATTAGCTTGATTTCCAATATTCTGATAGCATCGCAAGCTTGGTAGCTCATAATACCACCGCCATCAACGGTTACTAGAAGCGAGCTATTATCCGTAGCGAATATGCCGAAATCAGTATCAGTATCGTTAGTCATCACTTCCATAGTATCAAGTTGCCCCTCTGTTCTTTGAAATACAACAGACCATAAGTATTCTTCATGTGGAACTACAGGTGGCTTGATATTAGTTCTCTTGCACTCAGCTAGTTCAGCCTGTTCTCTCTGCACTTTAAGAGCTACCCATGTGAAGCCACTAGCACAGACTATGAATGTAGCTATTAAAAGTATTCGCTCAACCATTGATGTATTTTTTGTATTTTTTAGTAATTACTTGACTCATGTGGCCTATAGCCCTAGCTCGTTGCAGTTCGTCCGGCGTCATTGGTTTATCCGGTTTATCCTCTTCACCTCTCAATGAAGGCCCGTACATATCTTGTGCGTGTATATAAGCTACCATGAATAGCTCGCTCTCCTTATCGTAATTGTCGCTATGGAATGCGAAATATTGCTGAAACTCAGCAACTAGCTGCAAAGGGCCGAATACTTCAAATTCAGTCTTTACTATATTACCATAACGACTGTATACAAACGAATAGTTCTCCCAATAAGCTTTACCAAATACTACCCATAAGGAATGATAGAAAAGCTTCTTATGATGTAATTTTATCCGCAGCTTTATCATAGTGTGCTTATTACCTAACCATTCGTCGTATGTCAAGCCTAGCTTTTCCAGATATTTAAGAAAAGCAATTCCAGCAGCGTTACGTTCGTGTATACTGTCCGACTCATTACTCTTTCGGTACAGGGCGCTAAGTTGCTCTATTTTCTTTTCGTCGATGTCGTTTATGTGCTTCATATGTAGTAAGTTTTCTCTGTGTATGCCAAACCACGTAGAGCACTAATAATAGCAGCTAGTTTTAATAGCTTGCTACTAGAATAAGTAAATTCTGGGCCTACTCGTTCTGCATCATATAGTAGCTTGTACATCTGCTTATTACGGTAACGGCTAGCTATAATGCGTACGCCGTAATTACGGCCACTGGTAGTTGTGAATACTACAGTACCAGAACGATGCTTTTCTAGCACTTCTCTAATATGGGAAGTAGTTAGTTTAATACTCGTTATCTCAGCCTTTACGCTGATAGGCACTTCGAGAGCTTCGATAGTGCGGCTTCTGTGATCTATTTTAAATCCAGTAGGGCACCACCACTCAGCGTATTTCACTACTACCGTTCTAAATAATTCCTTAGGCCCTGCAAAAGTTATTTTCTCCACCTCGCCGTCTAGCTTATGAAGTTTATAGACTCTTGTGATTGTAGGCTCCTGAGAATTCAAGCCAGATGTATCTTCTACATTCATCGATATAGATTATGGAATGATGAAATTAATCGACCAGGCTCGAAGGGTTATACCTTAGGCTTGATTCTTTCAGGTTTCTTGTGCCAATCATAAGCAAACATTAACAAAGCTATAAATATAGCTATGAAGAAGGCTGAAACGAAGTAACGACCGGAGCCTATAGCGTCCCATACAACCCTAGCCATATAGCACAGCGTAATGCCGAAGCTAATAGCCGTAATAGCCGAAGCTAGTTGAAAAAGTCTGTATTTTAGCATAGTGTGCATTTTGTTACCCCTGTTATGGGGTATAGTTGTTGTTCTTGTATTTCTAGGGTAGCTACACATTTGCATAATGTAACTTCAATTCCCAGATATATGCCTCCATTATAAGTGCGATCGAGTTCACGAGCTTCGCCGTACTGAATATCCAATTCGTCATGTATACACTTTATAGTATTCGCTTCCTTAGCTATTTTGTAGTCCGCGTAGTACAACCATGCGAATGCTCCAGAAAAATATTCTACGCGTACTATCTTTGTTAATTCGTTCATTATAGAACCTAACATTAACCTTTGCCAGATGCGCGCTTGTGTAGGAGTTTGCTTACATGCAGGTGGGCAATAAGAGCAATCAGGTAGTACTCCTATAGCGAGCATACCAGTGAAACATGGGCCCTCAAATGCTAGGTCTTTACGAAATGATACTGGGCCATTAGCCCATAATAACATGGGAAATCTAGCTACTAGTTTGTCGATACTGGCTCCAGCCGACACCCAGTAGCGCGACCAGAAATGCCCATTATTATAATCCTGCCATGTTTTACCTAAATTAGCAGCCGAAAATTCGTCGTCTGTATTGATGACAGCGAATGTATCGAAATTGAGGCATTCAGTGCCTCTTATAGTCTTTGCGAGTTGCAATAATATTGTATCAAGCATTTTGTGCCTTTTTATAAGCTCTTAAATTACGCGCTCCTGCTACGCTTCTGCGCACTTGAGCCTTAGCTGAATCAGCGTCCACGTCTAGTACTTCTTTACTTTTCCAAACATGCCCTACCGTATACTCAACTAGGAATCTAAACATGTCATTTATATTTTGATCATTCCATAAATATAAATAAATTCTCTGAATAATCAAAATATTTTATGAAAAATATATTAGCTACCAGGCTTGAGCTATATTTAATCTAGCTATTAGGTCAACAGCTATCTCAAAGTCAAATTCCCAAGCTGCTAACACAGGACTTACATGCTGTTCAGCTGCCCAGCCCTTTTCAAGCACTAGATCATACACCGAGTGCCAACCCAACATCAATGCTTTTTCGTGGGAAATTTCCGCCGCTTTGGCTTTGGCTTCGCGCTCTTGTGATGTTGCCGGGATGGTGAAGCTGAGCTCATTCCAGAAAGCAGCGTATCGCGTGTCTTTATATAACCTCTCAATGTACGACGAAAAAAAAATCGCACCTTTAACACTTCGCTTAGCGGCAAATCTTCGAATAGCCTACCGCGCTCTTCTAGCCATTTGTCACGCTCACTAACGTTTATAGGCAACACTTCGCCTTCGCGTCTAGCCAATACTGCTATTTCCAGTAAACCCAATGAAAAAGCGAAATTGCCTTCCATGTCACCCTTTATATCTATAAGCTTTTGGAAATGCTTACCAAGCTCCATAGCTACTATAGCAGCACCTACCTTAACCTTGCCTGTACCCTTTAGTATGTCCGTAGAGTCTAGCAAATAGCGCTCACCAGCATACTCAATTACGTTATCGGCTGACTCAGGTCGGTATGATTCTATTACTGCGTATATATGATTGTACACACTTAGCGTATCGAACTCCATGTCGATAGTCAGGAATTCCGGTTGTATTGGCCTAGGCGTCTCGCCACTAGCCGGCTCGTACATTTCCAACTCATTCAGGGCCTCAGCTCCTATAATGGGCTCCAATATCATAGGCAATGCTCTATAGCCGAATGTCTGATCAGCGAAATAAGCCTGCTCTACGGCTTTCATATCTATAAACTGCCTAAACCGTAGCTCGCTAGCTACGGTCGGCAATTCACAAGTTTTACCATTGTCCAGTCGGTAAGTTATCATGCGGGTGTATCGTTATAGGCATGTATGGCCTTAAGCACAGAAATATGATCACGATTGGTTTTTGACGAATAACGCTTACCTGTTAACGTAAAGTAAAATTGCAATGCACTATCCAAATCAGGTAGTGTAGTGAGTAAGCCCGCCCATTTCTCGTCTGTAGGTAGGGTCTCAGGGCCATGTACTCCATCATAAGTAATAATAGAGCCGACTTGATCGGAAGATACCGGGCCAGCGGGCAAGTCCATAGCTCCTGGTTCCAAGCTAGCTGTACTAGCACCGCTTGTTTGTAGTTTCACCATCTGCACTACAGCGGCTCCGGCCACCATTGACTGGTCAACCTTCTTACCACACGTAGGGCACTCGGGTTCCACCGGCCTAGGATTACTCATTTGGCGTATACTGACATCACCAGTACGCACCACTTTACGCACCGGTAATGAAGGTATAGCCACATTGAGAGCTTCTTTATGTGACGGGAATACTACACCCAATGTCATTATGACACCCTGAAAAGCTGCTCCCTGAGCCTTAGCTCCGAAATTAGGACGCAGCGCTATCATAAGTGCTATAAATTGCTCCAGTGCTGCATCCAGCGCCTCGCCTTCAAGCGGCAAAGCTTCTATGTTATTTTCCATTTTGCACAATTGTTTTAGCTGCTACATGTATACTCTTGCCATAGAGTACGTCCTCACCATAAATGAAACCATAATCCAAGCCAGCTTGCAATACGTTACCTTCAGTCACTCTATTGTAGAAATCACGTGAAACTGGTAGCACTATAGTAAAAGCTCGTTCTGTAGAATCGACTCTAGTATGGGCTAGCTCCAAGTTTATGTCAGTACATTGGAATGTCACCAGATAGATGAATCTACCACCGGCTTTTATGGAATCGGTTTGTTGCAATTGAGCATTTGCTTCGTATAAGGCTATACGAGCTTTGTAAAGCTCTGAGCTTACTTTGGTATACTCAGCATTCAACGAGTCCAGATCATTCTGTATAAATTCAGCCTCTGGGCTACTGCTAAGGCCTAAAGCCTTGGTGTGGCTAAAATACTGATAAGCAAAAGTAGCAATACTCAAGCCTATAATAGTAAATAGCAAGTTTCTAACGACCTTGTTCATATGCTTTGGTTTAAGTTACACTGAATAAGCTTGTTCTTCGTAGGGTGGCAATTCGGGTACAGCTAACTTACCTAAAGCCCAGTAGCGTAAAGCATCCCATATGTGGTTGTGCTTAGTGCTATATGTCTCTTCCCCATTCAAGCTTTTTGATGGTATTATCACATATTGCTCTTGTTCTTTCATCCAAGCTGTATGAACTACTAGATACAATGTGTGCTCTTTTATTATGCCCACTCCACGTTTAATGGAGCCACCACGTCTGTTAGCTGATTTTATGTTGAAGCCATTCTCTTTCTTTAATAAATCAGCCTGCTCTTTAGCTACTGCATCATCCATTTCTACCTCAGTGTAGCCTACGCCGACTTCGTCCATCATTTTAGCCAGCTCTGGTCTAGTTATGTAATTACCATAAATAGCACACCTAGCGTAAATGCGATTAGGGTAATCCATATCACGCCCTGCTTCTACCATAGCTAATGGGTCACCGTCATAACCATAATCTAAGCCGTAGCCCCTATGAGTTAGCATACGAGCTTCGAATTCGTGGTTTAAAATCCAGCGCACATTAGGATAAACAGCTCCTTCAACTACACCTGTGAGACCTAAGCCATACACACGCCATTTATTAGCATCAGTAGCTTTATAGCTCATTATCGTAGCTATAATATTAGGCGAACAATACGGGTTATCCATGAAAGTGGATATTAGTAGTATTGCTCTAGCCTGTTTTTGCACATGTGTATGAGCCCAGAACTTTGCTGTAGGGTTAAAATCCAGTATTACTTTATTCGTAGTCCGTAAACGAAGCTGATCATAAATGCTGTAGGCTATACCATTAGCTTCGTTTATAAATAAATATTGCCGTTTACCTGATTTAGCTCCTTGCTCTGTCTCAAATACCCGAAATTCGATAACTGACCCTGTATCAAATAAATACACATGATTAGTGCGATTGAACTTAACTACACGATCCTTGACTTCCGGCGTTACAGCTAATATATTAGCTATATCGCGTATAGGCCCACTACGCATGTTCGGAAAGCTTTCTCCCGTGATCGTTATCACAGCATTAGCCTCGGTTATAGCTATTAATAATAACCATTGCAGGGCGGAATAAGTTTTCGAAGAGCTTGTACCGCCCTGCAATATTATGGTATCGTTATCCTGCCAAGCCTTAGCGAGCTGCCAAAATACTCTGGTAGTATTATGCTCATTGAACGGGGCTGGCGCGGCTACACTCATTAATTAAGCTTTTCGATGTTATATGCTACTACTACTTCCAGTAGAATACCGCACTCGGTAAGGTATGCACATAAAGCGACTAATGTACAAGCTAAGCGAAATTTAATAGCTTCAGCACGGGCTAAGCTCAATACGCCGTCATCGTCGCGCTGTGCTTTTTTCCATACATTAGCTATCTCAGTGCCATTAGCTACAGCGTGCATTAGTGGTGCATTTAACATGTGTATTTCCTTGGCCATTTCGGTCAAAGCTTCCTGCGCCTTATCTAGGCTTTCCACGTATATATCCACCATAGCTAACAAGTCAGTTAGCTTTAGCTTTAGCTCATGGGCTACAACAGCTATATACCATAGCACGTCGCCAGCTTCGTCTACTAGCTTATTCGACATCTTATTGAGATACTGCTCACGCAGAAGCTCACCCAATTCTCCGCATAAGCCCAGCACTGGGTAATTAAGATTAGCTCCAACATTAGGGTATCTAGCCGTTTTCAGGGCGGCCTTCTGATAATCGTTGATTTTCATTGATTGGAATTAGATGTCCATATCTTTCGATAATCTCTGCCTCAACCATGTCGGACTCGCCTTCCGATGTTATTAGCCGAACATTACCTATAGAATCTGGCATTATCAGTTTAAATGAATTTATAGTTAAGCTAGAAGCTTTCTCAACTGGTACGCTAGTCGTAAAATTACGCTTATAGCTCCAGTGTTTCTCCAGCATAGCTAATCGCTTGGAAACTTCTGGCATAGATTTGGCCGCGTCCAAGCGATTGAATTGGTTCAATGTAGCTTGGTGTAGTCGCTCATAGAATGCATCGACAAAATCGATCAAATAGCCGAATTCCTCACTGAAGTAAGGATGCTCTAAACCCGATTGGTCATAAGCGTCGAGGACTGCTTTTAGCTTCACATGATCTATACGACACGGTTGGCCTGTAACCTTACCGTGACGCCTAGCTAGTACACATAACATCTGGATAGATAAGCTGAATGCTTCTACATCATCCATTCGCTCAAATGCTTGTAAAGCTACTGTGCAGTCCTCTGGGCTTATCATAGTCTGGTATTTGGATTAGCTACGGGTTTCGAATGGCCATCAGCTCGCCATAATTCGAAATTCTCAATTAATTTTATGAGTTTGCGTACATAGTGAGGGTCTTCCGCATAACCTACACGTTTTAGCCGGTATGCCCAACCCTTGTAATTATTACCGGATAAGCTTAGGATATGCGCGTAGGAGCCGCTAGTTAATAGTTTAGAATGATGTCGAAAGCACCACCAAGTGCTAGCGTATTTAGCAAAATCGCCTTCGCTAAACTTCACTTTACCTATAGCTAGCTGTACGAATAAAGGATTACCGTCCTTGGCTTTTATGCCAAAATGGTTATTAGCTAGGCGCACATGGTCACTAGTGCCGGCGGCTGACTCCAATAAGCCTTGAGCTAGTGTGATACTAGCTGGTACTCCGAATAAGCTATGCTCAGTGGTAGCTACTGTTATGTGTTCCTCCACATAAGCTTTGAAATGAGCTGGCATTTTGTGATATGCCGGAGCCCCAATGGATTTACGGCCATATAAGCCAGTAACCAATAGTAATAAAATCAAAACATTAATAGTGTTCTTCATGACTTAGTTGTTTTGCCACCACCAGGGCTGGGGGCCGTGTGCCCATCGAGCGAACTTGCATTTATGAATTGAATAATAAGTTCTGTAAGCAGCTACTGCGCATTCATTACGGCATTCATCCGGCATAGCCTGTGCGAATGCCGTAAGCCCTATATCAGGCACATTAATAGTGTCGATAGTATCAGCTATACTCAGTAATCTAGCATTCATAGGCTTACCGAAGCGGAATGTGTATTCCACTAAAGTAGCACGTAAATGAGTATTTAACCATTGCACATTACTTAATGATTGCCTAAGCCATACTGCACATGGGTGATTTATATGTGTAGCTTTCATCAAGAATTCGTGCATAATTTGCTTGTTACTGTCGTATGTCTGGTATATAGGCTTTTCTATACCCAGCGAACGCAGATAAGTGCTAAATAGCTAACCATATTCTAGCGACATTTTTACTACGTGCTGGTCGCACATATAAGACGCCGCTAGTTCTGGGTCATAATCAAGTACAAATATATTCATATTTTCGGATTTTTCAAAATTATTTTTCAATCCCTAAAGATATGAATATTTATCCTGAAATTCCCTATATCATCCTTAAAATCCCTGAAAATTAAACATTT